CATCCTGACCACCTGAACGTCCCGGCACGCAATCCGAATCCAAAAGAATTTTCTTGAACCATTTCCTGTCCTTGCTATCATCCTCCTGATAATAGAAATCCCACATCCAAATAGTTGGGACAGCATCGGAATCAAAATATGTAGCGTTCTGCTTCCAAATCTCAGCAGCCTTTTCGGGTTGATCCGCCCAATTCCAAGTGTTGTTGTTCTGGTTTTGGTCCTTATAGTTGGCGAGAACCTTTTTTACGGCATCCATCTTCCACCCTGGATCACGTTTATCAGGTGGAAGCGCGAAAGTCTTACGGAATAGCTGACCGCAATTCATGCGACGGCGAACAGCAAAATGGTTCAACCCGTCATAGGTCAAATCCGTGTCAGTTGGAATCAGCAAGTCATCAATCGCCACGAAATTTGGACGCCATGCCCATTTATCTTCGTTCCACATCTGCGAGCCGGTGCCGTGCAGGATGACGCTGCCCCATTTCTGGCGGTTGGTGTGCAGGTAGGGCAGCGATGACTTGAGAAGTCGGTTCACCTTCTTTGTGCATTCTTCACCGTATTTAGTGGACTTGCTCTTTGGCGCATCTGGAATGCGAATGATGAAAGCGAAGTCGGTGGATAGATTCGCGTTCTCAAGTTGCTCCCGACCTTGCAGGAGAAGATCAGACCCCTCGCCCCAATTCACGTTTACCTGGATGTGATTGTCTCTTTCCTCTTGCTTCGACCACGGCGGGTTGCCATTAAATAATTGGTTTACGAGTGTTCGATTTGGAGCACGCCGCAAGTCGGCGGTTTTAAGGTTGTCGATGATCGAAGCGATGCGGGTGCAATCTGAAAAGTTCATTTTTAGCTAGAGACAAGCGACGGCTCAGTAACCTTTCGTGGCCTACCGGGACCGGGGCGTTTAGGTGTTTCGGTGTTTTTGCGTGCGCGAAGTAAATCAATCAGGGTTCCATCTTTACATCTGTGGTAAAAAATTGCCTCGGGTTTCAGCCAACCCATCGGTATAGTGTTCTCTGGATCATACTCGCCTTTGACTTCCCTGAAAGTGGGCGCAAGATCCGGTTTCCCCCAAAAATGTTGAATTAGCGGCGTGTTATGCGAGCGCATAACGGTGAAGCCAGCGGCACCGATGTCGAAGGCAACTGAACTTGAGGCTGTAAACGCCTTCATGCCGTCATAAGCGTGCGAGTCATAGATCGCGCATCCCGCCAAGTGACGTTCAGGCATTCCCGGCTGTTTGGTGTCCACCCACGCACCCATGAAGCGCTTGGATTGCACGGCATACATCTCCGACAGCGCATCCAGCCACGATTCACGCAACGGCACGCAATCCGGTTCGCACCACAGCCAAGGCAACTTGATGCACTCTTGAATCGTTTGTGCCACTTTCTCGAACATGAAGTTTGATCCTGGTATCCAGCCTTGGCGATCCAACGGAACTGGAATCCTAAGCAAATCAACCGTGCTGAAGGTTGCCTTTGCGAGTTTGAAAATCTCTGCCTGAGTTTCACGGTCAACGGTGTTGTCGCAAGCGATCATACACGGCTGCAAGTAGCCCATCGGCTGAAGTTCCGACATCCAATTGATCAGTTGCTTGGCGAGAACGGCGTCTTTCTGGTGGTATGGAATTACGAGTAGGAGTGAGTTCATGTGGTTGTGTAGTGGATTATTTGGTTTCGGATTTGTTTGGCGTGTTCAGTAATATAAAGGTCGCATCCACGAAAAGACGGAACAGAATCCGGTTCAGTCACAGCAAACCACGCAATGAGTTCTTTGCACGCAATATAGAATCTTTTAGCGTCGTCGCTGTCCATTGGAATCGCGCTTGGTGGGCATCCGGTTAATTCATGCCAGCAGTCAATGTATTCCTGAAACTCGTCTATAATGCTCATTTAGTGGTTGGTTTCTTTGCGTATCCAGCAGTCAGGATGGAACTTTGTTAACTGTTCGGGAGTCGTGTGTTTGTAGATATGGTCGATTGGAATGTGAATTTTAATAAGAATCTTGCAGCCACATGCTTCGCAAGTTTTCAGATTTTCTTCGCCTTTTACTTTTAGGTTCATAATTCGGCGCAACCTGATTTGAGCATTGATAGCAATCTGAGTCGCCATCCCCCAAAGCCAATCGCCTTTGTAGTTCATGGGACACTTCAGGCAAACATCAGCACGGGCTTGAGCCAACTCGTCAGGCACAGCATGGCCACCTTCACCAAGCCAGCTCTTGCGAACGGCGAGGAAGTTACCCGTTTGGGCGATGCGAGCGTGCCAGCTCATTTCTTCTTTCCTCCGCACGAAACGCACCCGCCTTTACGAACCACGACTTGAGCCACGTTACTTGGCCTTTCGCCGCCGACGCACACACCCGGCACTCTGGCGCAAGTGTAGTTCTCCAAATCAACCGCAACGTCAGCCGCAGATTGGCGTGGAAGATTGTTGCCTCTGCGATGCGCTGAAATTAGCCGTATCTGAGCCTTGAAAGGGGTATTCCCGTCAAACTCCATGCCTGTTTCCGGCTGAACATACCGATACCCTCCCGGCAGGTTGAAATCGTATCGCTTAAGTCGCAGCATAGTTCAGTTGTTTAGACTTTAACAGTTCCTCATGTTTCCGCACGCGATCATTTAGCCACTGAAAGGCGTCGTTATCCGCATCTCGAATTGAACCAAGGCGACGAATCTTGAATCCGCGTTGCCGTGCGCCTTCCGTCCCAATCACGGCGGTATCAAAAAGGTCAGGAGACTTCCCTAACCGACGCTTTAAATCTTCCTTCTTCTTTGGGTCTGATTTCGCCTCAATCTCGTAGCGATTACCCTTCACGACTTCATAGATTCTGGCGCAACCCTCTGCCATGACATCTTCCAGCAATCCGCGCAACTGTTCCGCCTCGATGGTGTAGCGCAGGCTGAACCACATCTCAGTTACGAACTTGGAATAGTGCTCATCGCAGCGTTTCAGCCGTTTTGCACCCTTTTCATCCACATACAAATCCTCACGCACAGGGCGTTTAGTTGGCTGTGCGCCTGAATCAACCGCCACCGGCACCCGATGCCCGAACTTGCGCGCGAAGGCCGCGCCTATAGTTCCCTTTCCCGTCGAATCGTAGAAACAGTTCTCGGGCGGCACATCATAGGTGGTTAATTCTTCAGCTAGAATCTCCGCAATCTGGTCCTCAACCGCCATTTCCCTTCGAAGGTCCAACTTGAACACGCGATATGGAAGCAATTCCAAGATTTGCTTGCCTTCCACGTCCTCGCCGAACTTTAGTGGCATGCCAACACATCGATCTTCGCCACCGTAAGACGGGTCAAGCGCGTAGATGTGGGTTTGCTTGGTATCCTTCCACTTTACTTGCTCCAAAGCCTTGTGCTCGCGGCATAGCTGGCGGGTGATGACGCGGGAATGGACGAAGGCCACTTTCATCACCCCTTTTACGAGGCGGTAGAACTCGAAAGATCCTATGCCGTGATCGTGGGCGATTCGGTTAGCGAACTTGCGTCCTATCAAGCGCGGAAATGGTTCATGAGAACCTTCTGGGACATCAAAATTAGGAGAATCTGTTCCAACTAGATTAATGCACTTACCGCCCATGAATTTAGTATCCCACACTTCTGTTTTCTCTGGTTCGGGGTGGGCATTCCAACCACCCTTCGGCTCTGCCGTAACCCCCAATTCATCTTCTGGATCGTGCTTCGGGTTTCCACTGGCTATGATCTTAACATTACCATTACTGAACAGATGGGGCCAGCTTAATGAGAAACTCTGTTCCATGAATTGAGCTTCATCAGCAGCATAAATTATATTCTCCTGCTTTAAGCCCGCCAAAATTCCAAGCCCAACCCATTTCCCGCCAACGTAGCATGGGCGACCTATTAGGCCGCGACGCATATCACGCACGCCATCGTCCTCTAGGCTATCGGTGGATATGGCCTTTTTATGGTCAATCATGTTACCAGCAAGCCAATCGTGTCTTTGGCGTGCTTCCGACCAGAGCATTTTAGCCTCTCCCCAGATTCCAATCTCAAGCTTCTCCATGTTGACCGTGGATAAGACGATCAGCGTGTTGTAGGGGAGCGACCAATACCGCAGCAGGCAGTATTCAACGATGTGACTTGTTTTCTGGGTGCTCGCGCCACCCATTAGAACGGTTACATCATTCTCAATAAAATTCCGATACATCAACTCCGTCCACCTGTGCCTGTATCGGTTCGGCCAAGCCATCTTTCGGGCATTCATGAAGTGCTCAAACAGCCCCGCTCCGCACTCCTTTCCGTTGCTCGTCCACTTCCCACCGTATGCGATGCACTTCAATTCTATCTCCAGATCCGACATGGTATCGGGGAATCGGGAGTTGTATTT